GCCATCTCGCACCCGCACTTCTACGCCTCCATGGTGGAGTGGAGCCGTGCCTTCGACGCACCCATCTATCTCCACGCGGCCGATCGCCAGTGGGTCATGCGCCCGGACCCGGCGGTGATGTTCTGGGAGGGGGAGACACGATCGCTGAGCGAGGGAGTCACGCTGATACGCTGTGGCGGTCACTTCGCGGGGGGTACGGTGCTGCATTGGACAGGCGGAGCCGAAGGGCGAGGTGTGCTCCTTAGTAGCGACATCCTTACGGTCGCCGCCGACCGTCGCCATGTCAGCTTCATGTACAGCTACCCGAACCTCATTCCCCTACCGGCCAGCGCCATCCAGGGCATCGTGTCGGTCCTGAGGCCGTTCCGCTACGATCGGATCTACGGCGGCTGGTGGCAGCGTGTGGTGGCTGAGGAGGGCGAGGCGGCGGTGGAGCGGTCCGCTGCTCGGTATATGGCGGCAATCCAGGGGGAGTAGGCGATTCCCTGGTAATCCGTCCTCGATACCGATCAACAGAGAAAGCCCGCACTCCGCCAAGACCAGCAGGTCCGGCGCGACATGCAGCCGGGGGATAAGCGGCACGAGCCGCAGCGCCCTGGTCGCGTAACCCCGAGGCGAGCGACGGCGCTGCCAGAGCGGGTGGCTTACCGGGCGGCGCACATGCCCCTGCGCTCACCACAGCGATAGCAGCAGACCGCGACCTTGTGGTTGGCGGTCTTCACCCACTGGCTGGCGCGGAGATGGATCGCGCCGCCACCACCGTCGCGTCGTCGTCCTCACCCCCCAGCATCGCGCTCAGCTACCCGAATGGGACGTAGCACGGCCGAGCGACGGCACACCTGGTTCCATTGCTATGGCAGGGTGAGGGCGAGCTGCTGGTGGTAGGCGCCGGTGTTCATGTCTACGTGCCAGTGGATCTCTTCCACTCGTGCTCGCTGGTTGGTAAGGCCGACTCGTGCGTCGGTGATGGTCAGGACATCGAGCAACTGCAACCCTGGGTTGAGTGCCACGGTCACACTCCCGGTGGTCGAGTGCGTCTGCTCCTCTCGCATGGCAAGCCCAGCCTTGATCTGGCACTGGGCGCTGCTGGTGAGGAGTCTCTCAACGATGTGTCTGTATCTCTCTCTTCCGGTTGCGGTGAGCTGAGCCGTATCAACCGCCTCAGCGAAGGCGACCGTGTTCCCTGTTGGTGCGCCTATCACCCTGATGACGCTCGACTGATCAGCGGACTTACTCCAGTTGATGCCGAACGTCTCACTGCCGTAGCTCCACACACTGGCGTCGTTCGACTGTCGTTCCGAGAAGATTACCGTCGAACCTTCTCGCCTATAGGCAAATGCGTAGACATTCGCCAGACGGTTTAGGGCCGTGTCCCATGTCTCCCCGGGGGTGATCGCGAAGCATGGGATGACCTGGGAGAACTGCGGCGTGGTGGCGATGGAGGCCACGGTGACGCCGGCCTGGTCGCAGACGTATTGAATTAACTGTGCGATGGTTTTTCCGGAAAGGGCGATGAAGCGGCTGCTGACCTGGGTGAGGAACTTCATGCAGTCGCGCAGATCGAGGATGATCTCGAGCTTATCTGCGGTGGCTTCGTTGCGGACCTGGTCGATGTACATGACGTGGGTGGTGATGAGATCGGGGCCGTAGCCGAACTTGATGGTGACGCTGGCGTTGGACTTGAGCTGGGGCGCATTGGTGTACTGGCCGTTGTAGTTGGTGAGGGTGATGCTTGCCGCGCCCTCTGAGTTGGGCTTCTCGATGATCTCCAGGGTGATGAGATCGGGTGTGATATCGAGGGTGTTGGTGCCGGTGCTGGACTGCATGACGGTCTGGCCATCGAAGACGTAGAAGACGCCGTTTGAGGTGAGGACGCTGGCCCCGTTGGGGAACAGGTTGCCGAGGTTGGCGACTGGCGCCCACGTGACTCCATCGCTGGACTGCCAGACTTCGGTCTTGGTGGTGGCGGTGCCTGAGACGCTGCCATCGTCGAAGGCGGTGGTGGTGGAGTAGTAGGTGCCGGACGAGAAGACTGAGGGATATTGGTGGGAGACGCCGATGCCTGGCGGGTCCATGGGTTTGATGGTGGCCCATGGGCTGATGCCTCCATTGATGCTGTAGGCTCCGGCGGCGAAGCCGGTGGTCTGGAGGATGCGCATGTATCCGGCGACGACCTGGGCCTTGGCGGTGAGTACGGCGTCCATGCCGCGGATCTGCCCCCAGTTTCCGGCTGGCCCCGATGGGGCGAGCGTTGACCAGGTTCCGCTGAGGGTGGTGTGGTAGATGGGACCCTGGCCGCTGGTGCTTCCGTCGTACTGCGCGTAGGAGGCGTAGCAGTTGCTGACGTCTGTGGTGGCTATGCCGTGGCAGTAGCCGAGGCCGACCGGTGCTGCGGCGGCCACGTTCTCGGCGGACCAGGAGATGCCGTCGTCGGTGGAGTCGACGTAGCAGATGGAGGCATCGGAGTTTCGGATGTAGAACAGGCGTACGAGTCCGGCGGTGAAGGACATGTTGCAGCTGGCGGTGAAGCGTGCGCCGGAGGCGGCGAGGACTCCGGCTGCGCCCCACTGGGCGGCGCTGTTGGCGATGGTGATGCGGGTGACGTAGATGGATCCGGCGCTGGTGATGACGGCACGGAGGATGGTGCCGACGCTGCTGCTGATGCTGGTGACGTGGCCGGCGTTGGGTCCGGTGGTGAGCTGGGAAAATGAGAGGGTGTTGTCCTGGACGACGACGGAGATGGCGAGCTGCTGGAGTGAGCTGCTGACGGCGGCCGTCATGTTGGCGGGCATGGTTCTCATGGTCTATCCTTCAGGTAGAACGCCGCATGTGGATCGTTCAGCGAGTGGGCTGGGCTTTAGCCTGGTCGGCCAGCTGGGGGCTGGAGGCACGATGGTACATCGTAGTCTCCAGCCCTGTGCTTTTTCTCACGTCCAATTCCACCTAAGGGGTGTTTCGCCCCACTGCATACGGGTGGTGATGTAGGCGTTGGACTCTTCCTTGACGCGTTTGATCTCGGTGTCGTAGCGCAGCATTAGCTCGTTGGCGTGCTTCTGCCAGGCGATCGCGCTCTTGGTATCGTCGACGCGGTCACGGAGGTGGCCATCGACCCACTCGAAGTTGTCGGCGACGCGCTTGATGTATGCGTTCACGGCGTAGGCTTCCGCGCCGTGGAAGAGCACATTCCAGTGTCGCTCTGGAACTGATGTTCCAGATACATCGAGGGTGTGTGCGCCGGCATAGAGCAGCTCGAGCGTGGTGGTGGCGCTGTCTGGGTAGGCGGACGGATCCAGGGTTAGCTCGATGATGTCCGCGCCGGCGGTGGTGTTCTGGATGGGCGGTGGGTTGCCGAGCAGGTTGTCTGGCAGGGTGTCGGTGAAGGAGGTGCTGGAGTTGTCGGCGATCTGGCCGGCGTAGGCCATTCCGCCGTTGAGGTGTGCGCGGTAGACGTTGCGGGCGACGGTCCCGTAGGGACCGAGGGGTATGCCAGATATGGTTACTGTACTTGGAGCGGCGACGACGACGCCGGGGTAGGGGCCGGGGGGCGGTAGTGTCTCGCCACCTCCAGCTGCTACCAGGGTGAAGGTGTACTGGGTGGGTGCGAAGGCGCCGAGCGAGGCGGGGACGTTTCCACCGGCGGCGGCCGATAGGTTGAGCACGGCGGGGATCGGGTTGGCGATCTGTGGTGACTTGCGCTGGATGAAGGGCGCGTAGACCTTGGGGAAGAGGCCGAAGGGATACTCGACGGCGTCGACGTACCAGGCTCCAGCGGGGATGGGGTATTGGTTGATCTGCCGGGTGGCTGGGATCTGGACGGCCTGGAGGTTGGGGCTGGCCTGGGAGTATCGGTTGAGCGAGCGATCGAGTGCTCTAGTGAGGTCGGTGTCTGACCAGCGTTCGGTGACTGACGACCCGATGGTGTCGAACAGATCGGCGCGGAGATCGGTGAGAAATTGGTTTGTGGTGAGGGGGTAGGTGGCGGGCATGACGCCTCCGTACGGGGGGGTGATAGACGGCGTAATGGTGGGGCGTGGACACGACCAGGCCGGCGGAGTAGGCTGTGAGCATGGACCACGTGGCACGCCAGAGGCCGCCCAGGCCGAAGGGCGTGCCCCACGAATTGAGGATGAGCGGGCCGGTCTGGTTGTAGCCGACGATGGTCATGGAGTGCCAGAACTCGAAGGCTCCGTATTGCGAGGAGATGGTGGGCAGGTAATGGATACCAAAGTTGTTGAAGAAGCTGCCGTAGATGGGCAGGGCGACGGCGACCGGGCGGCCGCTGGCGATCTCGTACTCGATGGTGTGGACGTCGTAGGGGTTTATAGAGTGCCAGCTGGTGGTTGTGAAGTTACGCGCTTCTCTGAGGACTGCGTTATCGGGCTGCGCCCAACGGTCGGATGCCTGACCATCATGGGGAAAGACGTGGAGCTGCGCGTCCCCCTCCCGCTGGAGAAGGTTAAACGCGGCGTCATAGGTCAGTCCCTGGTCCTGACCGCCGTTGAGCTGGTTCCAGATGAAGCCACTGGAGAACCCCGGGCGCTGATTACGATGAGCTTCCCGGTAGGTCATCTCCTCGATAGTGGCGAGGGTCTGACCGACACATGAGCTGGAGGCTCCCTGGTTGTGCACGCGCACGATGTAGCGGGTGAGCGAGGCGCTGGCCGGCGTGATGCCCCCACTGATGTGGATGGGCGGTGGAAGCGGGGCCGGCTTGAAGCCGCCGCGGTGAACGTAGTGAACCGTGGCGCTGGTGCCAGCGAAGGCGATGATGCCGGCGGCGATGGAGAACCAGAGGGCGATGTGGTGGTGCCAGTGATTCTGGATGTGTGTTTTCATCAGTGCTGCCTTTGCCAGAGGGTATAGTAACGGCCCTGGCCGGGGATGATGCCGTATGGCTCGATGCCGGCCAGGATGAACTTATTGGCGATGTCGGGTGACGGCGAGCCTGGCGCGAGTTGGGCGAAGATGCAGCCACGGAGCTGCTGGTAGGTGACGTCGGTCTGCAGGAAGATGCCAACGGCATCGGCCTGGCCGCCCAGGCCGGCGGGCAGGACATGGTTCTCCTGGGTGAGTGTTGGGTCACGATCGTCCATGACCTTCCAGAGCACCGGGACGGTGATCGTGAGGTTGCCGGCGGTGGTGCGCATGGTGAGCACGAGCTGCTGCTGGCGGCCGACGACGACCATGGGCCACTTCTGGGCGATATGGGCGATCTTGCGGGCGTCAAGTGGCATGACGGCTGCCTGGTGTGCGCCATTCGATTTCCGCCGCGGTCATGTCGTAGACCTCTTTCATCAGCTCGATGGCGTGCTCGATCTGTTCGGCGTGGAACTCGATGAGGAATCGTGTGTGAGGGTTGCCGTTGCGCTCATGGTCGCGTGTATATGCGGCCCTTTGACGCTCTAGGTAAATACGTCATTTGCTGCCGTTAGCGGGCTTGTATGGTTGATTTCGGGCGATTCTCGACAATCTAGCGTCATTTGCTGGGATCTGTGGGTGGTATTGGGGTGGAAACGAGCGTCGGCGAAGCCGGCGTGGCCGGCGTGGCCGGATCGTTCTTGCTGGTGATGTGGGTGTAGGCGGTGTTTCCGGCGGAGTAGAGGCCGACGGAGGAGAGGCCGAGGCCGACGCCGACGATGATGGTCTGGATGATGGGCCACTGAGCGCCATACATTTCGCCGAGGCCGGCGAGGATGCCGAGCAGGACAGCGAGGATCGGCGCGAGCTGGCCTGGAAGGCCGGCGGTCTTGGCGATCTGGGTGAGGCCGATGACGGCGGGAACGACGGCGACGCCGTAGAGGAGCTGGTTTTGCATGGCGACCTCCTAGTGGTAGTGGGGTTTGGGAAATCGGTGCATGGTTGCCGGGGCAAGTGGGGTTGGCCGGTGTGACTCGACGTGGGAGTCGGTGCCGAGAAAGGAATCGGTGTTGAGCTGGAGCGGGGCTTTGGGCGCTTTGTGCGCCTTGGGCGCGTGTGGGGTGTGGGGCGCGTGTGGGGCGCGGGTGCCGCCGCCTGACCCCTTATGTCTGCTGCCGCTCTTGGCGGCTTGACCTGAGTCCTGGGCAGCGACGGCTGCCGCTCCGGCGGCTGAGGAACGATGGCCACGGCTGTCGATGGTGGTGGCGGCGCCCCATCCTTTGGCTCGTCCTGGGACCCAGCTGGGTCCGTGCATCTTGGACGAGCCGTCGTTCTGCTGGGCCTGGCCCCGGCCGACGGTGCCGTTTGCGTTGAGACGGGTGATGGTGCCATCGGCGTTTAGCTGGTCTCTGGACGCGCCGGTAGCGGTGACTCCACCTCGCCGCCCGGTCTTGCCGAGATGGGTCTTGGGTGCCTTGGGTGCTTTCGGTGCCTTTGGTGCCTTGGGCGGTGCCTTGGGCTTGGCGACGTGGGCGACATGGGGTTTTGGTGGGGCCTTGGGCCTGGGCGGGTGCGTGACGTGGGGCTTCTTGGGCACGGGGACATGGACCTTGCCCGGCTTATGGACGGCTGGTGCCTTGGGCTTCTTGGGCTGCTTCTGGTGCATGAGGTGGTAGAGCGAGCTGTGTAGGTTTCCTCCCGGCTTGAGGTTGAGGATGGGGTTGATCGAGTCGGCGGAGATTCCGCCGAAGCCGGATCCGTCCTGGCCGCTGAGGAATGAGGATGGTGGTCGTGGCATGGTCTAGCCCTCGTACAGGGTGCAGTGCATATACCACTGGAGGCCATCGACCTGGGAACGGACGTCGACCAGCTCCTCGACCATGTCGTCGAAGTGGACCTGCCAGGTGACGTTGTTGGGATCGACGAAGGGGATGGTGACGTTGACCTTGTTGTATGAGGTCTGGAGCTGGTCGTGGAGCTGCTCGCCGGTGGTGGTCTCGACGGTGCCGGTGTAGGTGGTGAGGTTGTTGAAGGCGA